TGATGACGAAGATGAGGATGATTCCCCAGTAGGGAAGAAAGACGAATCTAAAAAAGAAGACAAGAAGTTTGATATTCGTGATGCGGCTAAAAAAGTTTTAAATAAAGAAGACTCGGATAAGAGTGAGCCTGGAACACAAGGTGATGATGCGGAATACGCAAAGAAACGTGATGCTGTTCTAAAGAAGTTTGGTGTAAAATCTTGTGCCGCCCTTTCAACAGAAGAAGAAAAGAAGGCGTGTTTCAAAGAACTTGATGATGCTCACGTTGCAGATCACGAAGAGTAATAAAAATGAGCCTTATTAAATTTTCAGAATTTGATGAAGAATCCCTACTTTATGATGATGATATAGTCATAGTTGAATGGTCGCTGGAGGAATGGCGAAAATTACTCAACTACGAAAGGGCCGAATTAGAAGCCGAAGAGGAAGAATGCCTTAAAGAGTATAAAGCCCGAAATACTATGCAACGCAAGAAAACGATGCGTGTCAAAGATATGAACAAATTTAAGGACAGGGGTAAAAAATTAAGAGATAAAATTGATCGTAACAAAGGCGGAAAGAAAGTTAAACGCATTAAGATGAATAGAAAGCGCCTGCGTGTAAATAAGTCTAAAATTGCTAATGCTCAAAAAGTTTATGGTGGTAAAGCACATTCAAAATTCACAAAGAACAAATAGGTGGGGTAATAAATGAGATTAATATCAGAAATTAACGAAACTGTAGAGTATATCGCAGAAGCTAACGGAAAAGACCTCTATATTAAGGGAGTTTTCTTGCAAGCTGATATTAAAAATCGTAATGGGCGTTTTTATCCTGGTGCTATTATGGCTAAAGAAGTCAAGCGATACACAAAAGAATATATTGATAAGAAACGTGCATTTGGCGAACTTGGACATCCAGAGGGTCCAACTATCAATTTGGATAGGGTCTCTCATATGATTACTGAATTGACTCAAGATGGATCAAATTGGGTTGGTAAAGCTAAAGTCACAGAAACTCCAAGTGGAAATATAGTAAAAAATCTTATCAAAGAGGGAGCCCAACTTGGTGTCTCCTCTCGTGGTATGGGTTCGCTTAAAGCGAACAAAAAGGGAATACAAGAAGTGCAAGGTGATTTCTATCTTGCTACTGCCGCGGATATAGTCGCGGACCCATCTGCACCTGATGCTTTCGTAAACGGTATTATGGAAGGTAAAGAGTGGGTATGGGCAAATGGAGCAATACAAGAAGTTGATATTGCGAAATATAATAAAATCATCAAGAAAACGCCGAAAAATCGATTAACATCGATTGAAGCAACAGTTTTTGAAGATTTTATTAGTAAGTTGTAGTAAATGGAAACATATTGCTACTGTTAAAGTAATTAGTTTTATAAATATAGTTACATAATCGATTAGAACTAATTTTAATAGATTAATTTAATTAATTGGATTAGGAGAACCCTGATGAAGTTAAAAACACAAACTGGCGAAATGTTGGTTTTGGACGAAGAAGCACAAGCTTGGAAAAGCGAAGCGGAAGAGTCCGATACTTCTATTACGGTGTCAGAGGCCGATGAACTTTTAGAGAAGGGGGACCTGGAAATGGTTGCTGATTCGTCTGAAATTGAAGAAGCCGAAGAATCTCTTGAAGAAGCCGAAGAGCCAAAGGCCAAGTCTTTAAAGAAGAAAAAGATTAAAGTTGCTGGGTCGGGCGAAGTCGAAGTTGAGGAAGACGATGATAAGGATTCCGATGACGATGATGACGAAGCCGATGGAGATGAAGCGGACGAAGATGAGGATGACGAAGTAGAAGAAACCAAATCTAAAGCCAAAAAAGAAGAGTTTGAAGTCGAAGTTGATGTTGAGGACGATGTTAAAGCATTGTTTGATGGTCAAGATTTGACAGAAGATTTTAAGGCACGAACAAAACTCGTATTTGAAACTGCGGTTAAAGCAAAGGTTAAGGAGAATATTGTATCTCTTGAAGAAAAGATGCAAGCTCAAGTTGCCGAGCAGACTGCCAGCACTCTTGCTGATATCACAGAGAAATTAGATGGTTATCTTGACTATATGGTTTCTGAGTGGATCGAAGACAACAGCAAGGCTATCGAACACGAGCAGAAAAACGAAATCCTTGAGGGATTCGTTAGTGGAATGCAAAAACTGTTTGCAGATAATTACATTGAAATTCCTAGTGAAAAATACAATGTAGTAGATGAGCAGGCTAAAGAAATTGCATCGCTGAAGGAAGAACTGGACGCTGAAATGAATAAAAACGTTGAAGCAAAGGGGAAATTAGCCGAAGCATCGGCTGAGAAAATTTTCAGAGAAGTTACAGAAGATTTGACTGAAACACAAAAAGCTAAGATGAAGAGTCTTGCAGACGGTGTGGAATTTGAAGATGCTGAGTCCTTTTCTGAGAAGTTGAACACTTTGAAGGCAACGTATTTTCCTTCAGAGGCGGAGAAAGACGAAGTTGTTGCAGAAGAGGGTGCCAATGGTACTGACTCGGAAGTAGTAATGACTGATGCAATGAAGAAGGTTATGGCTTCACTTTCACAAACTAGGGAAACAAGCATCTTAGGTGCTTAACACTCATTTATCAACAATCTAGGAGAAACAGAAAATGTTTTTATCAGAAGAAATAAAGGATAAGTGGCAGCCAGTTATGGAGCACGAAGATCTCCCAAAGATCGAAGATGCTACCAAACGTGCGATAACACTACGCCTTTTGGAAAATCAAGAAAAGGCTTTACAAGAAGCCAATGTTACAGGTGCTAATGTCGATAATTGGGATCCAATTCTCATTTCGTTAGTACGTAGAACTATGCCTCAGTTGATGGCGTATGATACTATTGGAGTCCAGCCTATGTCTGGTCCTACCGGTCTCATTTTCGCTATGAAATCACACTATACTGGCGAAGCTAGTACTGGTGCTGAAGCATTAACACTACCCGCTGGTCAACCCGATGTAGACTTCTCAGGTGACACAGGTACAGCAAATTCACTCTCTACAGCCGACGGCGAAGCACTTGGTGGCTTTGTTTCAGGTGGTGGAGATTTCAAAGAAATGTCATTCTCAATTGATAAGTCAAGCGTGACAGCCAATACTCGTGCTTTAAAAGCAAAGTATTCTTTGGAACTTGCTCAAGACCTTAAAGCAATCCACGGATTAGATGCTGAGTCAGAATTAAGCAACATTTTGTCTGCTGAAATTCTTGCTGAGATCAATCGTGAAGTTATTGAGATGATTTTATCTCAAGCGACTGCCGGTGCGGCCGCTGGAACAACTACTGCCGGAACATTTGATGTTTCCGATGCTCTCGATAATAGAGGTGCTCGTTGGGGTGGTGAGCGTTACAAGGCACTATTGATTCAAATCAATCGTGAAGCAAATCTTATTGCTAAGAATACTGGCCGTGGTGCTGGTAACTGGTTAATCGTGAGTCCAGATGTTGCATCTGCACTTGATATGGTTGCTGGCTTAGCAGTTCCTAATATGGATGTTGGTGCTAATCAACCGGACATTGCTAATAACATATTCGCAGGTACATTAGGAAACAAATATAAGGTTTACATTGACCAGTTTGCTTCCGCGGATAGCGTAACCGTTGGTTACAAAGGTTCAAATATGTATGATGCAGGACTTTTCTACTGCCCATACGTACCGCTTCAGTTGATGAAATCAATTGGTGAGGAAGACTTCCAGCCACGTTTGGGATTCAAGACTCGTTACGGTCTTACACACAACCCATTCGCTTCTGGAACCGCGGCTCAAAACCCGTACTTCCGCAAGTTTACTGTTACAAATCTGTAATAGTAAGTTAAGTCAAACGTTTGCCCACTCTTTGGGGTGGGTAACTTATTCTAAGCCCTGGTTTCTTAATAAGATCCAGGGCTTTTTATATTTGGGGGTGATATAAATAATAGTATGGCACAGCAAACTCGAATAACTCCAAATAAAGTAAATTTAGCCAAGTCAACGAACTATAGGCTAAACATACATATGTTACCAAACGTACAGTTTTGGTTAACTACGTGTAATCTTCCTACCTTTTCCGTAAACGAGGTTCCAATTCCTGATCCTGTTCACGGATACAGATATAAACCAACAAATACTTCTACAATAGCGCCTTTGACAGTCACATTTCTTGTGGATGAAGACTATCAAAATTATATGGAAATTTTAGATTTGATGTACAAGGCAGCTGGACCAGACTTATCTAAGAGATATAAAACAGGAGATGTTATGGGTACAGACGGAAGTCTGCATATTCTCTCCAATAACAAAAATATCTCTGATGTAGTATTTACCTTCCATAATCTTTTTCCTACTATTTTAGGGGACCTCCAGATGACCAACGAATCGCCAGATCCGTTGATCACGGATTTAACATTGCAATATGATTATATGACGTACCAGAGTGGATCTCCACTGTAAAAAAGTGTAAAAACCGCTTGACATTTGATGTGAACTAGTATATAATGGTTGAATGAAAATAGATGAACTTGAAGCAATAGTCGAAAAAGACTTATACATAGACGAAACAATCTTAGCAAAAGAATCACTTTTAACTCCTACCAAGCATAATAAGTATCTAAAGATGCTATTACGTGAGAGGTTGAAGTTGAAAAAGTGTCGTGATGAACTCAATAAGGTATCTTTGGGGAGAACTTGTTTTTATAATGGTTCTGATCCAGATCCTTTTGATTATGTTCTTAAAGATCGAGAAGTTAAAGATTATGTGCGTGTGGATCCAGCTGTATTGGAAGCAGAAAATGTCGTAACTCTACAGGAAGAAACAGTAAAATATCTTGAAGAAGTATGTAAAATGTTTGAAAAACGTGGATTCGCAATAAAAAACGCAATTGATTTTATGAAGTTTACTCAGGGTGAGTTTTGACGGATATTGTTGTACATAAAAAGGATGATGTATATCTGAATATTGAATGTGAGGCGGGAATTGCCCACGATTTGTCAGATTTTTTCACGTTTAGAGTACCAGGCTATAAGTTTATGCCTGCGTATCGTTCCAGAGCGTGGGATGGTAAAATAAGACTGTTTAATGCGTTTGGTGGTGAACTGTACGTTGGCTTATTACCATATGTTGAAGAATTTGCAAATCGCAGAGAATTAACAATCGAATCTCTGGAATATGGGCCTACTATCACTCCAGACCAAACTGTCAAGTTTTTTCGTGATTTAGATCCTTTTGTTGATGGTGAGAGCATTACACCATACGATTATCAGATGGATACTGTACATCAAGGTATTAATCATAAGCGGGCTTTGATGGTATCACCCACCAGCTCGGGT